ATCCTACAGATCCTAATAAGCTATTATATCAGTATGTACCCACACCATATGACTTCAATTTTACCTTAAATATCATGGTAAAGAGAGCTGATGATGGTACAAGAATATTAGAACAAATATTACCTTATTTTACACCGGACTGGACTCCAACCCTGAATCTGGATAGTTCAATGAAGCACAAATATGATATACCAATCATATTAAATAATGTCAGTATGGTTGATACATATGAAGGTAATTTTATAGAGAGACGAGCTCTCACGTGGACTCTTGATTTCACGTTGAAAGGATACGTGTTTGGACCTACTCTATCTTCTAGTCAGATCAAACGGTCAATCATTAACATCTATAATGTTGGTACTGATGAAGCAATGAGCTCCGCGGTTGCCAATACACCTATATACGATACAATAACAACAATCCCTGTTGTAACTGGAAAAACATTGAATGAGATTGAAGCAGATGATGATTATACCTTCTCCCAGACAATCACCCAGCTTTATGAATGAGGATCCAATCAGTGATGCTCTGAATATGACTCCTATTCAGGAGTTACTTCCTGCCGAGAAAAAGAAACCACCAGTTAAAGATATTACTGACTTTGAGTACGCAAGAGGTAATATGCTTAACATCCTTGAAAAAGGAAATGAAGCATTGGATGGTATTTTAGATGTTGCTCAACAATCTCAGCACCCAAGAGCGTTTGAAGTTGTTGCAGGATTAATCAAGACTCTTTCGGATACTAATAAAGATCTATTAGAGTTGCAGAAACGTCAGAAAGATATCAATAAGCAGGATGATATCGAGTCTGGTCCTAAAACCATTAACAATAATCTTTTTGTTGGATCCACAACAGAATTACAGAAACTAATAAAGCAGCAGCATGAACAAAACTGAGATATATCTTGGTAATAAGAACTTAAAAAGGTCTGATGTAGTTGTTGAGTTCACTAAGGACCAGGTCCAAGAGTTCATCAAGTGCAGTAGAGACCCGGTGTATTTTATCGAGAACTATGTTAAGATTATCAATGTTGACAAGGGTCTAATTCAATTCCAACCCTATGAATATCAAAAAGATATTGTCAGGTTGTATGAGAAAGAACGCTTCGTTATCTGTAAGATGCCTCGTCAGGTTGGTAAGACAACCATTGTAGTTGGTATTATTTTACACTCCATATTATTTAACGAGAACTATCGTGTAGCTATTCTAGCAAATAAAGAAAAGCAAGCTCATGAGATTCTTGGTAGAATCCAGCTGGCTTATGAACACTTACCAAAGTGGTTACAGCAAGGTGTGATGGAGTGGAATAAAGGAACTATTGAATTAGAAAACGGTTCAAAGGTTGAGTCTAGCTCGACAGCATCTAATGCTATTCGTGGTACGTCTCAGAACCTAGTATACCTTGACGAGTTTGCTTTCGTACCCAATTCAATTCAAGAGAGCTTCTTCTCTTCTGTTTATCCTACTATTTCGTCTGGTTCAACTACAAAGGTGCTAATAACATCTACACCAAATGGATTGAACTTATTCTATAAGCTATGGGTAGATAGTGAGAATGAGCGTAATTCGTATAAGAGAATTGATGTACACTGGTCGGATGTTCCAGGTAGGGATGAGGCTTGGAAAGAAGAGACTATTCGTAACACGTCTAAGGAGCAGTTTAGACAAGAGTTTGAATGTGAGTTCTTGGGATCGTCTAATACTCTGATCTCCCCAGACGCATTAAGGAGATTAGTATTCATACCCCCTATATCACAGAATGAATACTTTAAGTTGTATTATGAACCCCGACAAACGGGATTATACATGATAATAGTTGATGTGTCAAGAGGTTTAGGAGGTGACTTCTCAGCCTTTATAGTGTATGATATATCAGAAGCGCCGTATCAAGTAGTGGCCACCTACAGGAATAATAATATATCACCATTATTATACCCTGAGGTAATTTATAACATTGCAACAAAATACTTTAACGCTCATGTATTGATAGAGACCAATGATATTGGTCAGCAGGTAGCAGATATACTTCATGAAGATTTAGAGTATGAAAACATCATTTACACAGCAAAGGATCCAAAAGGATCAGTTGGTGTTTCACAAGGATTTGGTGGCACTGCTGTTAAAGGTGTAAGAACAACAAAGTCTACGAAGAAGGTTGGTTGTCAAAACTTCAAGGCTCTAGTAGAAAATGATAAGATTCTTCTGAATGATATAGATCTTATTTCAGAACTTTATAGATTTGTAAGTAATGGTCAGTCCTATGAAGCAGAGGACGGTAACGATGACCTTGCTATGTGTGGTGTTTTATTTGGATGGATTATGACTCAGACGTTCATTAAAGAACTTACAAATTCTGATATTAGAAAAAGACTTGTGGAAGAAAGACAGAAGTACCTAGATGAAGAAATCACACCGTTTGGAATAATTTACGATGGCCAAGCTGTGGAAGAACAAGCTGTAGTAACCGTCGACAACTTCACGAAATTCATGACAACCTAGTGGAGATTAGTAATATTATAAATAAAAAGAAACTCTAGTCTTTAGGAGAATAAAATGGCATTTCAAGTTAGTCCTGGCGTAAATGTATCAGAAATCGACTTAACAACAGTCGTCCCAGCCGTATCAACATCCGTTGGTGCTGTTGCTGGTGTTTTCAGATGGGGTCCTGTTGGTCAAAGAATGTTAATTGGTTCTGAAATTGAACTAGTCAATACTTTTGGTAAACCAACCAATCATAACCCTGAAACCTTTTTCACAGCTGCAAACTTCTTAGCGTACGGTAATTCACTGTATGTTGTTAGAGCAGCTAACACAACAAGTGTTGCCAATGGCGTAATTTCCGCTATTGCAAATACCGGTTCTGTAGTTAACGCTCAGGTATTTGTAGTTAAGAGTGAGGATACATATGAACAAGTCAACACAGCAGTTGACACAGACGTTCTTTATATTGCTAAGTATCCTGGTGAGTTAGGTAACTCTTTAAAGATATCCGTATGCGATAGTGCAAATGCATATAACTTATCTATCAATATTGAAGGTGGCGACGCCAACCTTTCAAGCGGAATAATTTCAGCTTCTGTTGGCTCTAACACACTAGTAGTTTCTGTATCTAATACCAGTGCTGGTGACGGTACACTATTAGAACAAGCTAATACACGTCTTAATGCAATCCTTGCTCAACTACAAGTAGATGATATTATCGAGGTAGGTAATAATTCAATTGGTAAGCAATTCATGAGAATTACTGGTGTACCTACAGCAATGGGTACAAATTCTTCATTTGCCAATGCTAGCCACAGATACTTCTCGATCAGCTGTGACAACACCTACAAGTTAGCTGCTAATGTCACTTCAGCCTCTATCAGTAGATATTGGGAATACTTCAATGCAGTTGATGTTGCTCCAGGTATATCTCCTTATCAGTCGTCCCAAGGCAATACAACAGCCGTGGATGAGATGCATATTGTTGTTGCAGATGAAGATGGTAAGTTTACTGGCGTTCCAGGAACAATCCTAGAAGTCTACAAAGCGTTATCAAGAGCTACTGATGCAAAGACGCCAGACGGTGAAACTAACTACTATAAGACCGTTATCAATCAGAATAGTAGATATGTTTGGTGGGCTAATGATCGTTCAGGCTCTGTATCTAATACAGCATTGAACATTGCTTCTATCAATACAATCCCTTTGTACCTTTCTTTCAATCAAGGTCAAGATGGTGATAGTGAAGTCGATACTCCAATCAATACAACATTGGCTGCATATGATTTATTTGCTTCTTCTGAAGATGTAGATATCTCCTTATTATTGACCGGTAAGTCAAAAGGTGGTACTAACGGTGAGCAGATAGCAAACTATCTAGTAGACAACATCGCTGAAGTTCGTAAAGACTGTATCGTTCTCTGCTCTCCTGATAAGGCTGACGTGGTAAATAATACTGGTCTTGATGAAGCTCAAGATGTAGTTGATTTCAGAAATTCACTAAGATCTTCTTCATATCTCGTAATTGATTCTGGATACAAATATCAATACGACAAGTATAACGATATATTCCGTTGGGTACCATTGAATGGTGATATTGGTGGTCTATGTGTAAGCACAGACTCGTCAAGAGATCCATGGTATTCTCCAGCTGGTTTCAATCGTGGTCAGATTAAGAATTTAGTTAAGCTGGCATATAATCCTGATAAAGCTGATAGAGATCTATTGTACAAGAACGGTGTAAACCCAGTAGTTTCATTCCCAGGTCAAGGAACAATCCTGTTTGGTGATAAAACTGCTCTGGCTAAACCTAGTGCCTTCGATCGTATCAATGTTCGTAGATTGTTTATTGTATTAGAAAAGGCAATTGCAACAGCTGCCAAGTTCTCTCTGTTTGAATTTAACGACGAGTTTACAAGAGCTCAGTTTGTAGCATTAGTAGAGCCTTTCCTAAGAGATGTTCAAGGTCGCCGCGGTATTTACGATTATAGAGTAGTTTGCGATGATACAAATAACACTGGCGAAGTAATTGACAGGAATGAATTTGTAGGAGATATATACGTAAAGCCAGCCAAATCCATCAACTTTATCCAGCTCAACTTTGTTGCTGTTAGAACAGGTGTAGCGTTTGATGAAGTAGTTGGTAAGTTTTAATTAAGGAGAATTATAAATGGCTTTCAATATTAATGCTTTCAAGTCGCTAGTTAGTACTACCGACTTTGCAAGACCATCGCTATTCCAGGTGTTTTTATCTTCACCACCTGGTATCGCTCCAATCCTACCATTCGGCGCTTTCCTAGTTCAATCTGCTAGCTTACCATCCTCACAAGTTGGTACTATTACTATTCCTTACGGCGGTAGAAATATTAAGATTGCAGGTGAAAGATCGTATGGCGATTGGTCAACGACTGTAATGAATGACGAAGGTTTCATCATCAGAAATGCTGTTGAAAACTGGATCGACATTATCAACCAGAGAACGACTAACTTTAGAGCGTTTCCTGGTGAGTATAAAGTAGATTTAACAGTAACGCAATATTCTAAAAAAGGACCACCACTCAAGATCGTCAAGCTAGTTGGATGTTTCCCAACAGTTGTTAGTGAGATCGGTTTGGATTGGGGTTCAGCAGACCAGATTGAGACTTATAGTATTGGTTGGTCTTACGACTACTGGGAATGATAAGGGAGGGGCAATAGCCCCTCTTCTAACAAGAGGATAATATGGCCAGTTTGTTTGGATTTGAGTTTAAAAAAGCTGTACCTGAAGAACCACTAGCATCGTTTGCTCCTGAGCAACCAGATGATGGTGCAGTAGTTGTTGCTGCCGGTGGTGCTTATGGTACTTACGTAGATTTAGAGGGCACTGCCAGAACCGAAGCAGAGCTAGTTACCCGTTATAGGGATATGGCTATCACAGCCGATATAGATCGTGCTGTTGAAGAGATCGTCAATGAAGCAATCATTCATGAAGTAGATGAAAAGGTTGTTGAGTTGAATCTTGAAGGGCTAGAGTATTCTGATACTGTAAAGCAGACTATCATTACAGAATTCAATAACATAAAGAGCTTACTAGATTTTGAAAGTAAGGCTTATGAGATTTTTAGAAGATGGTATATTGATGGTAGATTGTACTACCATGTAATCATCGATGATAAGAATCCATCGATGGGTATAAAAGAATTGAGACAGATTGATCCGAGAAAGATCAGAAAAGTCAGAGAGAGTAAAAAGAGAAAGCACGAAAAAACAAATGCTGTGATTGCTCAAACTACCAAAGAATATTTTATATACAATGAGAAGGGCTATAATGCTCAAGGTATTGGTAGCGGTGCAACATCTTACTCTGCAACAGGTTTAAAAATTGCTAAGGATGCAATTGTCCATTGTACATCAGGACTAATGGATACGAATGGGGCCATGGTCCTTTCCTACCTGCAT